ACGATAGGTACTGCTTTGTTAGACCTATACCTGCAGAGGATTCATATATGTTCAAGCCTTTCTCAGAAGAGCCACTTATGGGAGAGATGGTGTACCCTAATGATTACCTGAAGTCTAAAGGTATAAGCTCAGGAGACAGGGTATGCTTCAAGCCTGAGAGTGAGTATGAGTTTAATGTAGAGGGAGAGAAGTTATACAGGATGTATGACCACCAAATAACAGTAAAGCTATGAAAACAAAAGAAATTAAATTAAGGATAATAGAGGCAGGTATGAAGGCTGTAGAGCAGCTTATAAAGGTAGCTAAGGAGGATATTATAAAGCCCGACCCTGATGATGAGCTAGCGGCAGATAGACTAAAGAATGCTGCTGCTACAAAAAAGTTAGCTATATTTGATGCATTCGAGATACTCTCAAAGATAGAGGGAGAGAAACAAAACATAGAGGTCTCAGAGCGTGGGGCAACAAAGATAGATACAAAACAAGGATTTGCAGAAAGAAGGTCAAAATAACTTATACAGTGTTCTAAAGGATTATATACCATCAAAGGTGGTAAAGAATAAGAACAGGGTAAAAAGTTGGACATATGGATATAATGACAAGTATGATGTCATAGTAATATCCAAGTCAGGACAGATAGGAGATGTTGTAACTATCAACGGTTTGCGTATTGCCTTACCTCCGGCTCCTGAGAAGTTATCAAAAGAAAAAGATTATTGGGAACGTAAAGATATTCCAAGGGAGCTTGACAGGATACAGTCGATATTCCAATGGAATGAGATGCCTTCAGAGTTTAAGAACAGATGGGTAGACTATATCGAGGAGGAGTTTGATAGACGAGAGGATGGGTATTGGTTTATGAACAACGGTATCAAGACATATATCACAGGAGCCCACTATATGTACCTTCAGTGGACAAGTATTGATGTGGGATACCCTGACTTCAGGGAGGCTAACAGAATACTATATATCTATTGGGAAGCCTGTAAGGCAGACAAGAGATGCTTCGGGCTAGACTACCTAAAGATTAGACGTTCAGGATTTTCATTTATGTCATCATCGGAGTGTGTCAACACAGGTACGCTAGCAAAAGACTCTAGGGTGGGTATACTATCAAAGACAGGTAGCGATGCCAAGAAGATGTTTACAGATAAGGTTGTTCCAATATCACAGAGGCTACCATTCTTTTTTAAACCTATTCAGGATGGTATGGATAAACCAAAGACTGAGCTAGCGTTTAGGATTCCTGCATCAAAGATTACAAAGAAGAATATGTCTACCATTAATGATACAGAGATGGAGGGACTTGATACCACAATAGATTGGAAGAACACCGATGACAACAGCTACGATGGTGAGAAGCTACTTTTGCTTGTACATGATGAGAGTGGTAAGTGGCTAAAGCCTAATAACATACTAAACAATTGGCGTGTTACAAAGACCTGTCTTAGATTAGGTAGTAAGATTATAGGTAAGTGTATGATGGGCTCAACATCAAACGCACTAAACAAAGGGGGTGAGGAATTTAAGAAGCTTTACAATGACTCTGACCCTACAAAAAGAAATGCTAACGGTCAGACTAAGAGTGGGCTATATAACCTATTTATTCCTATGGAGTGGAACATGGAGGGGTTTATTGATAGGTACGGGATGCCTGTGCTTAGAAAACCTAGCACCCCTATACTTGGAGTGGATGGTGAGATGATTGACAATGGAGCTATTGACTATTGGGAGGCTGAGGTTGAGTCGCTGAAGAACGACCCCGATGCTCTCAACGAGTTCTATCGTCAGTTTCCAAGGACAGAGTCTCATGCATTCAGAGATGAAAGCAAGCAGTCTCTGTTTAACTTAACAAAGATATATCAGCAGATTGATTATAATGATTCACTAATCAAGGAGCACCACCTCACTCGTGGTAGCTTTCATTGGAAGGATGGAATAAAAGACAGCAAGGTAATATGGAGCCCCGACAAGAGGGGAAGGTTCCTTGTAAGTTGGACACCAAGCAAGGGGCTACAGAACTCGGTTATTGAGAAGAGAGGTATTAAGTATCCGGGCAACGAGCATATCGGAGCCTTTGGTTGTGACTCATATGATATTTCAGGAACAGTAGGAGGGGGTGGGTCTAACGGAGCTTTGCATGGATTGACTAAATTCAACATGGATGATGCCCCCTCTAATGAATTTTTCTTGGAGTATGTAGCAAGACCACAGACAGCAGAGATATTCTTTGAGGAGGTACTGATGGCGTGTGTGTTCTATGGTATGCCCATACTTGTAGAGAACAATAAGCCTAGGCTGCTATATCATTTTAAGAATAGGGGGTATAGAGGTTTTAGTATAAACAGACCCGACAAGCACTATAACAAGCTGTCTCGCACAGAGAGAGAGCTTGGAGGTATACCTAACTCAAGTGAGGACGTTAAGCAGTCTCACGCCTCAGCTATTGAGTCCTATATAGAGAAGTATGTAGGCATAGATTTAAGTGGAACATACAGAGATATGGATGACATGGGCTCAATGATGTTCACTAGAACGCTTGAGGATTGGGCAAAATTTGATATTAGTAACAGAACAAAATACGATGCCACTATTAGCTCAGGGTTGGCGATTATGGCTAACCAAAAGAATGCGTACCTGCCTGAGAAAAAAGAGTCGAAAATAAGTATTAACTTTGCAAGGTATAGTAATAAAGGAACAATAAGTGAATTAATTAAAAGATGAAAGACGTAAAGGTAAACATTTCATCTGCAGGATTCCCTAGTCAATTTGTATCTGACGCTGAGAAAGCAACGGAAGAATTTGGATTACAGGTAGGTCAAGCCATTCAATATGAATGGTTCAAAAGAGATGGGAGTTCTTGTAGGTATTACAGTCAGATGAGAGATTTTCATAGACTGAGACTATATGCAAGAGGGGAACAATCTATTGCAAAATATAAAACAGAGCTAGCCGTAGACGGTGACTTATCATATCTAAATTTAGATTGGACACCTGTTCCTATATTACCTAAGTTCGTAGACATAGTTGTTAACGGGATGTCAGACAGGCTGTTTAGAGTAAAGGCTTACTCTGAGGATGCATTGTCACAGGCAAAGCGTAGCAAGTATCAAGATATAATTGAGGGACAGATGGCAGCTAAGGAGGTTCTTCTTACTATACAAGAGAAGTCGGGTGTAGACCCATTCGCTATGAATCCTGCCGAGCTTCCTGAGAACGATGAGGAGCTAGCCTTATATATGAATCTAAACTACAAGCCTGCTATAGAGATAGCAGAGGAGGAGGCTATTGATACCATATTCTCAGAGAATCATTATCAGGATATTAGAAAGAGACTAGACTATGACCTTACTGTACTAGGTATTAGTGTAGCTAAGAATGAGTTCCTTCCGGGCTCAGGGGTAAAGGTGTCGTATGTAGACCCTGCAAATGTGGTGTATAGCTATACCGAGGACCCACACTTCAAAGACTGCTTCTATTGGGGAGAAATAAAGACCTTGCCATTAACGGAGCTACTGAAGATAGACCCTACATTAACTAAAGAAGACCTAGAGAAAATTAGTAAGTACGGGCAGAGTTGGTATGACTACTATAATGTTGCTCAGTATTATGACAACGATATCTTCTATAGAGACACCTGTACCTTGATGTACTTCAACTACAAGACCACAAAGAAGATTGTATATAAGAAAAAGATTCTTGAGGGTGGAGGAGCTAGAGTTATAGAGAAGGATGATTCATTCAATCCACCACAAGAGATGATGGAGGAAGGAAGATTCGAGAAGATAGAGAAGACTATTGATGTATGGTATGATGGTGTAATGGTTATGGGAACAAACATTATGCTTAAGTGGGAGCTTGCAAGAAACATGGTACGACCAAAGTCAGCAAGTCAGCACGCACTACCAAACTATGTTGCTGTAGCACCAAGAATGTATAAAGGAAACATTGAGTCATTAGTAAGACGAATGATTCCTTTCGCTGATTTAATTCAGATGACACACCTAAAACTACAGCAGGTGATATCTCGTGTTGTACCTGACGGTGTATATATTGATGCCGATGGGCTCAATGAGGTAGACCTAGGTACAGGCTCGGCATACAACCCTGAGGATGCACTAAGGCTATACTTCCAAACAGGTAGTGTTATAGGTAGAAGCTATACTCAGGATGGTGAGTTTAATAATGCTAGGGTTCCTATCACTGAGCTTACATCCAACTCAGGAGCAAGTAAAGCTCAGATGTTGATATACAACTATAACCACTACCTTGATATGATTAGAGCGGTGACAGGACTTAATGAGGCTAGAGATGGCTCTACCCCCGACCCTAACTCATTAGTGGGATTACAGAAGCTTGCAGCATTAAACTCAAACACAGCAACAAGACATATACTAGATGGTAGTCTTTATATATATAGAACACTTGCTGAGTCATTAACATATCGTATTGCAGATATACTAGAGTATTCAGACTTCAAGGATGAGTTTATTAATCAGATAGGTAAATATAATGTAAGTATACTTGGAGATATCTCTGAGCTTTACCTATATGACTTTGGTATATTCATAGAGGTTAGCCCTGATGAGGAGGAGAAAGCTCAGCTTGAGCAGAACATTCAGATGGCACTATCTAAGAATGACATCAACCTTGAGGACGCTATAGATATTCGTGAGATTAGAAATATCAAGATGGCTAATCAGTTCCTGAAGATGAAGCGTAAAGCACTTCAGCAGAGAGAGAGCGAGATGGCTATGCAGCAGCAGGCTATGCAGCAGCAGACTCAGCTACAGTCACAGCAGATGGCGGCAGAGGCTGCAATGCAGAAGATACAGGCTGAGACACAGTCTAAGATGCAGATTAAGCAGGCTGAGGTTGCTTTTGAGATTGAGAAGCTTAAGCACGAGGCTGAGCTTAAACGTCAGCTTATGCAGACTGAGTTTGATTTCAATATGCAGCTACGTGATGTTTCAGAGGGAGCACTGCAAAGTAGAGAGGACCAAAGAGAGAAGGCTAAGGCAGAAAGAATTAGTCAGCAGAATACTCAGCAGTCTCAGCTTATCAATCAAAGAAAGAATAATCTACCTCCACAGACCTTTGAATCTAACGAGGATAGCTTAGATGGTTTTGATTTAGCCGAGTTTGAACCTCGATAAAATCGTTAAAAAAAATAACTAACTTTGTAAAAATTAAATTAAATGGAAATTAAAGTAAAAGCAGTTGAGTCTCCTGAGACTAAATCTATTCAGGAAGTGGAGAAAGAGCTTCTTGAAAAGCATGAAGAGTCATTGAATAATGAAGCAGGAGAGACTAACAATAGCGGAGTGGAAGAAAGCACTGAGAGTGCCGCCACCACACAAGAGCAAGAAAGTGTACAGCCGCAAGGCGAAGCACAAGAAGAATCCTCAGAGTTAAGTGAGGAAGACGTTCTTTCATATATTGGAAAAAGATATGGCAAGGAAATCAATTCATTCGATGACTTGATGACTGAGCGAGAATCTTCAGAGGAACTACCTGAAGATGTAGCAGCCTATCTAAAATATAAACAAGATACGGGGCGTGGATTTGAAGACTTTGTAAAGTTACAGCAAGACTTCGATGAGATGCACCCTGATGATTTGCTAGAGTCTTATTATAAAGCCACAGAGGAAGGGCTTGATGATGACGACATAGATATAATGTTAGACGAGTTTGACTATGATGAAGAGATAGATGATGAGTCTGAGGTTAAAAAGAAAAAGCTAGCAAAGAAAAAAGAGATTGCAAAAGCTAAGAGCTACTTCAATGAGATGAAGGAACAGTACAAGCAGCCACTTGAGTCAAGGGTTAGTGAGAGTTCCCAAGTCGATACTGAAAAGCTTGAGGCTTACGAGCAATATATAAAATCTGCTGAGACCCAAAAGGAAGAGGGTGAGCGTAGAAGACAGTGGTTTACTGAAAAGACCGATGAGGTTTTTGGAGGAGAGTTCAAAGGTTTTGAGTTCTCTGTTGACGGTAACTCAATTCTATATTCACCACAGTCTGTAGATG